CAGCAGCAACTTCATCGCGGCGAGCGCCGAGACCACCGCATTGAGATCGGCGCCGACGGGCGGCGTCGCTCCCAGCGCCGGCACGACCAGCAGGTTCGATGCCAAGACCAGCGAACGCCAGCCGACCGGCCCCTTGGTGGTTCCGTCTCCGCGGATGAAGTTCAGGTCCTCTTTGCGGGCGATGCCCTGCACCAGGTCGTCGCGAACGATGGACTCGACGCCAATTGGCGCGCGCCGGATCAGGTCGTTCGAGACCGGGACCATGGCAGTGAGCTTCTTCGCCACAAAGTTCACGTCGTCGAACACTTCTTCGGTCACGCTGATGTCGTCGAGCTCGCCCTGGTAGACGGCGGTCGACCCCCCGGCGAGCCGCGGGATGGTCAGATTGCCCATCGGCATTTGAATGGTTGTCGGCCCGGCGGCGCGCACCACCACGTAGGCGCGCAACAGTTCGATGAGCTCGGCGACGAAGTCTTGCGGGATCAGCGCCCCGCCCTCGGCCACGACCGAATAGTTAAGCGCCTTCTCGGCGAACCATTTGGTCACCTCGTCGTCATGAAAGGCGTTGTCCAGAAACTCGGTCGCCTTGGCCATGCCATTCCATCGGGCGTGCACCAGGCCGATCATGAAACGGGCGACGTGAAAACCGGGCTCGTCCGAGCGCGGCCGTTTGCGCGGTTGCGGAAAGACGCGCAGGCCTCCGGGCGTCATCACCCCGCCGCCGGCGGCGAGGTTGCGCAGTCGCGCGGTCATCCCCGGCCCCCGGTAGCCCTTGTCCTCGTCTTTGTCGTCGTCATCCTTCGGCTTGTCCTTGTCGTCGTCGTCGTCGTTGGCCTTTGGCACGGCGGCGTCCATGGCGAGCTCGACGCGCTCGATGCGCGACTCCAGTTCCCGCAGTTCGAGGATGATCGCCTCAAAGGCATCGGTATCCTCTTTGCTCATCTCCTCGCCGGCGGCGCGGGTCAGGTCCTTCTCGGTGAAGGGTTCGAGCTGCTTGCGTAGCTCGGCCCGGCGCCGCTTCAGTTCGTGCACTTTCTCGCGAATGACCATGCTACGCTCCTCTGGTGTGTAAGCGCGGTCGCGATAGGTCGAGTAACAAATCGCGGCGCGCTGTTCCTGGTCGTATTCCTGCATGTTGTCGTCACCCATGCAGCGGCTTACAAAGTCGTCTTCGCTCTCGCCTGCTCTTGGCGCGGGGATCGGCATTACAAAACTCCGAGCATCGCGGCGCGGGCGCGGCGTCGAAACGCCTCGTAAGACACGACCTGCACCGGCGCGGGAATGATCAGCGGCGCGGTGTTCCGATCGTCCGCACCCGGCTCGATCAGCGCGTCCGGGTTCGACGGCACCGGCACAATCGAAAGCTCGACGAGTTCCTGTTGCGAGAAGTCGATCCCCGGCAACCAGTCGTCGGCACCGCGATCCGGATCTTCGGTGAAGGTCCACTTGATCGGGCGGAACCCGACCGACGTCGCCGACAGGTAGCCGTCGCGCACCATGCAGTAGATCATCTCGGCGAAGTCGCCGGCGGGGCCGTAACCCTTGTCCGGCAGGAATTGCACGGCCGAGAACAGGCGGTTGGAGTCGCGGCCGAAGTCGATCGCCTTGCCGATCGGCGGCGACGTTGCATCGTGCGCCCACAGCACCACCGGGTTGCGGGTGAAGTGGTCCAGTTGCCAGCCGGCGAGGTCGATGGTGTCTTGATCGCGGTCGACGGCGGCGGTCGAGATCGTGAAGCGGAGGGTCCGGTCATCGACCCGCTCGACCACGTCGATCATGCCTTTGCGGACGCCGGCGAGGGGCGCGGCGCGAACCAGGCCCGCGTCCGTGCGCCTGGCGTGAAGCGCCTTGAACTGGCAGGAGTCGAGGAACTTCATTCGTCGCTCCCTTCCTCGTCGCCCTCGCTGAGCCGCGGCATCCCGGCCGAGCCGCCAGGCGGGTTCATTGGGTTTCCGGTATTGAGCGGCACCCGGTATTCATCGCCGCCGGGGATCGGGTTCAGGTTCTCGAAAGCGCGGCACTCGTTGCGGTTCAGGAACCCGTTGTTCAGTCCGATCTGATAGCTCTGGTAGCGGCGGATCGTGTCGCCGCGCAGCAGGCCCGTATAGTCGAAGTGGGTTTCGTAGGTGCCCTTTTCGAATTCAAAAAGAAGTTGATCATTCATCATCCCCTCGATCTGGTCGGTGTGCGGACCGAGGCAATCGTCGATATATCCCTGCTGCATTTGCTCCAGGTTGTTGAACGTGGCGCGTCCATACTCGCCGACCTTGTGCGGCGGAACGCGATACATGCGGCAGATATCGAGGACCTGGAATTGTCGGGTTTGCAGGAATTGCGCGTCTTCGTTGGTGATCGCGATCTTGTCGAAGGTCATGCCCTCCTCAAGGATCGCGGCCTTGTGCGCGTTCTGCACACCACCGTGAACGTCGCGCCACGACTCGGCGATGTTGTCGCGCGCCTCTTTCGACAGCCGGCCGGGATGCTTGATGACGCCCGAGATCTGTCCGCCCTGGCGGAACAGCACCGACCCGTGCTGTTGCGTCGCGAGCGCCAGCCCGAGGACGTCCTGGCCGGCCGCGATCGGCGACAGGCCGAGGTACCCGTCGACCGACATGTTTTTCATGTGAAGGATATCTTCCGGCGGGAACCAGATCCCGATCCCGATCTGGCGCGCGTTGATCAGGTAATAGGGCGCGCCGTCGACCGGCGACAGCTTCACGCTTACTCGGTCCGGGGTGACCGGCACGAGCTCGACGGGCATCCCGTCATCATCGCGGATGATCACCGCATAGGCGTTGCCGCGCAGACAGTAGGCGACGAGGTAGTATGACCAGAATTGAAACGCGGTCATCAGCCGGTTCGGCCGGCGGAACAGCAGATTGAGCGGGTGTTTGTCGTCGATCACCCAGCCGCCGCTCGGCGTCTTGCGGCGCACCTGCAGCGGCAGACCGGCGATGTCCTCGCTGATGCACTTGGTGCAGCCGTAGAGCGCCGCTGATTGCAGTGCCGTAAACGGGGTGACAGGTACCCCGGTGTTCGATGCGTACCCTCCCAGGGCCGCGTACAAGAGCGGCTGAGGAAAGGCCATCGAGTTCAGCGAGCCGACGATGTCGCCCGGTTGCTTGGTCTCGACCGGCGGCGCCGGCGGTGGTGAAGGTGGCGCCGGCGACGAGCCGGTCAGCCAGGACCAGAGACTCATCCGAGCGAGAACAACCCTCGGCTCTCGTAGACTGACGGTCCGGGCGCGGTCAGCACGCGCGCAATCCCCATGATCAGCGCGATCGCGGCGTCGATCTTGTTCTCGGGGCGGGCCTTGCGCGGAAACACGTTGCCCCTGGCATCGTAGTGGCCGACGACGTTCGAGATGCACCAGGCGAGCGGCCCGCTGCCGTCATGCCGGATCCTTCCGGCGCGCATCGCCGCGTCCAGTTCCTTCGTCGGCTCGCTGAAATTCGCGGTCGACGAGCGGAACTCGACCATGGGCACCCGGCGGTCCTGGAGCCGCTGCGCGAGATAGGTCGACGCCCAGGGATCATAGGCGACGCTCTCGACGCGGAACCGGTGGCACAGATCGACGATGTCGTCCTCGATCGTGGCGAAGTCGGTTTCCTCGCCGGCGGTGATGATCAGGTCGCCGTCATTGGCCCAGCCGGGGTAGGAAGCATTGCGCGCCTCGAGCACGGCAGCTTCATTGAGGTAGCACCTCGAGAAGACCGCATAATGGTTCTCGGGCTGCGGAAACACGATGGCGAGCGCGGCAAGATCGGTTTTCGAGGCGAGATCGAGCGCCAGGTGACAGGTCGCGCCGGCGAAGTCCTCGATCCGTAGTTGCGGGTCCGCGCAAGCGCTCCATGCCCGCAGGCTGAACAGCGCATCATCGGCGCCGATCCACATGTTCAGGTGACGGGTGCGCGCGGCCGCCTCTTGCGCGGGGTTGTTGCGGGCCTGGCGCATGATCGCGCGGATCGCCTCGGGGCGCACGGAGCGGCCCCAGCCAGGGTTCGCCTTTATCCAGGTCGCTTCTTCCCAAGGATCATCGTCGTCGTCGATTGAGTAGATCGCAGCGAAAAAGCGATCATCCGCCGAACTCTGTTGCAGAACCCGCAGCCCATAGTCCCAGAGTTGCTTGCCGATGCCCGCGATGTTACCGGTCGCAGTGGAGATGCTGAGAAGGAACGGCTGTGCGCGCTTCCCCATGGCGGTAATGAGCGCATCATAGACCTCGCTGGTTCGGTGCGAGCCGATCTCGTCGCAGACGGCGACCTGCACGTTGAGCCCGTCCAGCGCCTTCGCGTCCGAGCTGATCGGCACAAAGCTCGACGCGGTCGAGTCTTGAAAGATCGAGTTCGTCAGCACGCCGACGCCCCATTCGTCGCGCATCTCGGGCGAGCGCCGGACCATCTCTTGCGCGACCTTGAACAGGATCTTCGCCTGGTCGCGGGTGACAGCGGCGGCGTAACCCTCGGCCCCGCCCTCGCCCTCGCCGAATGTCAGGTACATCGACAGCGGCGCCGAGATCGTCGTCTTGCCATTGCCCTTCGGCACGAACACCCCGGCCTGGCGGAAGCGGCGCAGTCCGGTCGCGGCCTCGGTCCACCCGAAAACGTTCGCGAAGACGAATTTCTGCCAGTCCATAAGCTGAATTGGCCGGTTCGCCTCTGGCCCCTTGATGTTCGGCATAAGCGAGGCAAACGACATGGCGCGCGCTGCCCGTGCCTCGTCGAAAATCCAGGTGTTGTGCCGGCGGGCCCCGTCGAGATCTCGCAGAAACCGTTGCGCGGCGAGCCTGGCGTGAAAGCTGGCGAGTTCCGGGCGGTTCGCGATTCGGTCGGCATAGGCGATCGCGTCGATCACATGGCGGCGCGGATCGTCAGTCACCCCGGCCCCCAGGGACCAGCCGCAGCGCGGCCCACGGGTTGTTCGCATCGTCCTCGGCCTTGTCGCGCTGCGGCCCCTGTATCCGCGGCCGGGCCGCCGGCGAGAACCCGAGCTCGGCGACGGCGCGCATCATCTTCTTGCCGGTCGCGTCGAGAATTTCGTTGTAGGGCGACGAGATCAATCCTTGCGGCGTGCGGATCAGCAGCTTGAGCGTCGCGTCTTGATCGAGCCTCGCTTGCATTTCCATAGCGATGCGGTGGCGGTCGAAGGCGTCGACCCAGGCCATCAACACCGACAGGTCGATCTTTTTGAGGACGCCTTTCGGCGCGTTATCGAGCGCGTAGCGCCAGACTTCGCGTTGCGCGGGTGTGAACCACGGTGGCGCCTCGTCGAGCTCGCCCTCGGCGACGGGTTCGCGCGCGCGATCCCGGTGCTTGCCGGTGTGATAGGTGCCCTGCAAGCGGTGCAGCGCGGTCGG